GAAAAACGGCCACATGTTAGCAGTACCGTTGAGTGATAAGCAAGGACCATACTGTGCTTACTTCCTCAAGGACATAGGCAAGATCCCCGAGAGCCTGGACATACGCAAGCTGATCTAACCAATAAATATTGCCAAGCCCATCTAGGAGAAACACATGTCCAGCGACGTAACCATTTATACCAAGCCAAATGATCCGTGGTCAAAGAAGGCCACTGCTTTGCTAGCCAGCAAGAACATCACTTACAGCGAAAACATCGTCACAGAGAACAGTGCGCATGCTAGCAGATTAGCGTCTCACCAATCAGTAGTGAGTAAAGAGCATGCTGATACAGTAGCTCCAGGTTGGAAGGCTAAGCCTGTGACAATCATCAACGGAGAGACTGTTGTTGGTCTGAAAGCTCTGAGAGCCAAGCTAGGCGCTTGATTTATCTGCTGTTGATATAAGCCCAGGTTACATCATATAATGGATTTGGCTGGATAGTCCAGCTGTACTCCTGACCACCAAACACAGTCACAGTGTTTTCCTTGATGACCTGAGCATATACATTGCTGCCGCCATTGGGGGACACTATGATGTTAGCCTGTCCCGGAGCAGTCACTGCGCCATTTACCAGAGTACACAATCCGCTTGTGACAGCAGCATTGCTGATGCTGCGAAAATAATATTCACTTGTAGCTTCTTGCTTGTTGATATAGGCAAGTCCAGCTGCGTTCTGTGAAGGAAACCAAGCTGTTGCTAGTATACCTGGACCTGGTTGCGGGGGAAGATTTGGACCTGCGATATATTCGCGCATGTATTTCTTATTAAGTGGACGACCCATGGTCTAGCTCCTCGATCTATGCTGTGAATATTTAGTCAAACGAAACCCCCGGATTGCTAAGGTTCTCCGGGGGTGTCGCCTGAGTCTGCCAGCTCTTACAGCAGGCAAGCGTTATTGGGTGTTCAAGTTAGCCCAGGTTGGACCAGGCAACTGATAACCATTTGGCAACCAGCTCCATGTCTGACCAATGAAGTTCTTGACAGTGTTATCAAAGATTTCAGCAGCTAGCGTAGGTGTTGATAGCGGGGCGATAGTAACAGTTGGACGTGCGACGTATCCGCTGCCACCGCTGGTCACGGTTATGCTGGTCACTGAACCAGCCGCATTGACTACACCAACTGCAGTGGCATTGCCAGTGCTAAATGTGACACCTGCTTCGTTTCCTGGTTGGAATCCGCTGCCGCCGTTGGTAACCTGCACGCTGCTAACTTGGTAAGTCACGTTGATGGTAGCTCCTGTACCTCCACCTCCGCTGAGGCTGACTGGATTGGCAGGCAGTGCTGTGTAGTCACCTATGTTGGCCACGCTGAATGCGTTGATACCCCAACCAAAGTTGAAAGTAGCACCGTTAGCATCTACGTTAGCAGCCACGTTTGAGGTAGAAGCTACTGGGTCAGTAGGCAATGTTGCACTGGTATAAACACCTGGATTTGTAATGTTTACGCCTGTAATACCACCCGTGCCATTGGCTGTTGTAACTGTCAATACCACCGGTGTCGTATATCCGGCACCGCTAAATGTTAGTGTATCGCCTACGCTATACCTTGTACCGGCTGCTTGTATTGATTCTACAGCTACCTTAACGCTGGTGACAGTGACGTTTGCCTGTTGGTTGCCTGTATAGGTACCACCAGTTAAGCTGAGCACGTTGCCTACACCATAATCTTGTGATACAGTGCCAGTGTTAGCAACGATGACCGTACCACCGTATACACCGAGGTTAGCATTGGCAGCAACTGCTCCGCCGCCTTCGCCGCCGTATGGGTAAACTGCGATGTTTGCCTGTCCTGGACCAGTGATCGCACCATTGACCAGATATGCCTGACCTGGTGTTGCTGGACCCTGGCCGTTAACGCTGAGCCACTGATAGCTGTTGCTGGTCAGCTGCTTGACGATCCAGCTTGGACGAGCAACTGTGTCGCCCTGTATCCAGGCGTTGCCTATTATTGCTTGGCCACTTAGCGTGACATTACCGAAATATTTCTTTTTGAGGGGACGTCCCATTGTAAACTCCTTGGCGTTCTAAGCCTACAGGGCACCGTTGCCCTATAATCATTTCAGATCTATTTATCTAGCATGCTGCTGTTATCTGGCACATACACGGTGTTTTCGCCAGGGCCAAAGATGCTCCATTCAAGATGGTTTCCGTGCCAATCCTTTATGCGATGATTGGTGATGCGCATGGCGAATCCTGATGCATATCCTGTGAAACGTATGCTCATCAATCCGTCCATTGGCGGCTCTGCTGATTCGCATAATCTATAGGCACCTATCTCATCAGTATCGCAGTCCTGTACCAGGAACCTATCGCTGCCAACCTGCTTGAGGATCCAACCTCGACTCAAGCGACCACCGTTGTTGATCACTGGCATCAGCACTGGGGATTCACCTTTGGGAATACCAATCCATCGGTCTGTTAAAGGGCGGCCCATGGTATTATTATATCACCGTATGTACCAGTTGATGAAACAGACTATACAGCGTATAATGATTGCATGGCAAAGAAAGCAAACACACAGGGTCAGAAACTGAGCTTGGATGCAGTGCTGCAGGCGCTGGATAACCGAGACTTTGGCTTCTATGAACGGCTCACTGACGAGGAACGCAAGGGCTACAGTCCATTCCTGCTGATGCGTTACATGAGCAGCCTCAGCCCACAGAGCCCCATGCAGAGCTATGCGGTGCTGGCAACCAATGATTTGGTTAATCTGGGATTCTTCAGCTTGGGCAAGCATCCAGAGCTGCAGCACAAGCTGATGTGTTTGGCTGGCACAGGGCGCAAGCAATATAGACCCTACGTTGGCGCTAAGAACGCCAAGAGTAAGACCAAGGTGGTTGACGAGTTCCTACTAGGCCTATACCCTAACATGAACGCAGAAGAATTGTCGCTGCTGAAATCACAGCTGGACAAGGAAAGCCTTCGTCAGCTGGGCAAGGATGCCGGATTGAGTGACAGTGAACTCAAGGAATTGGTTGAAGATGGCAAAAAGCTGGAGCGTGATTCCTAAGCAATGTCGCTGTGAGTTCTGCAAGAAAGAATTCAGCGACGAGCTGAGGTTGATCAATCATGTGTGTGAGAAGAAGAGGCGTTGGTTCCAAAAGGATCAACCTCAGGGCCGCATAGCCTTCATGGCATGGAGCAGATTCTATGAGCTCAACGGTGCAGTCACTGGTAAGAAAAACAAGAAAACCTACAAGGAATTCATAGACAGCAAGTATTATCTAGCGTTTAGCAAGTTTGCACGGCATCTGCTGGATACAGCTGCACCAGAACCTGCGCGATTCATAGACTATGTGCTCAAGAATAACTTGCCGATAGACAAGTGGACGCATGATGTTGTCTATGAGGAGTATGTCAAAGATCTCATTCGCACGGAAACCGCTGAACAGGCATTGGAACGCGGAATCGTGCTGATGCGAGAATGGGCTCAGCAACATGAACTGCCTTGGTATGACTTCTTCAGAGAAGTCAACGTAAATCAGTTAACTCGCTGGGTCACTACGGGTCGTATCAGTCCCTGGGTGCTATATAATGCTAGCAGCGCAGAATCTGCACTCAAACGCTGCACGCCGGAGCAGATCGGTATGATAGCAGGCATAGCACCAGCAGCGCAGTGGTCGCTGAAGTTGAACAGAGATAAAGAGAGCACGACCTTCGTGAAAGACACTCTCAAGAAAGCAGGTTTATGATGGCAGAGATCGCAGACATGTATGGTGCAGGCGATGATGAAGATCCGGTGGCGTTTGAAGCCAAACGCCGTGTTAGTGCGCAGGGCGTGATTACAGAGTTTGAGATAGAAGGTGCTAAGATACGTAGCATAGATCCTGGCTACGTTATCGCATTAGAACGACGACTGTCGCAGAGCGAGCAGACGATCGCAGAGATGCGCAATGAGATAAGGCAGCTCAGCAACAGCATGCGCCAACGCAGGACAGAACTTGGTGTGTTGCAGAGGCAGCTTGACAGCAAGATAGATCGCGAGTAGGATTAAACATGTTGAATCGCGGCGACATCGACATAGACTTCGCGCACAGAGAGGTAGCTCTTGCTGGACTGCTGCATACACCTGCCAGCATCATGCGCGAAGGCAAGGTCACTAGACACAACACTGGTGTCTATTTCCATGCTGTGCCAAAAGATCCAATAACTGGGCTGTGCAGCTTGGATTACAATGCCGCAGAAGATCGCGGATTCTTCAAGATAGACATGCTGAACGTGGGTGTGTACGAGCATGTTCGCGATGAAGCACACCTATTAGATCTCATGGAACGACCGTTGGATTGGGCAGTGTTCACGGATCCAAGCTTCGTTGGCAAGCTGTTCCATTTGGGCAACTATGGAGATCTCTGTGCCAGACTGCGTCCAACCAGCATAGAACATATCGCCATGATATTGGCTCTAATCCGTCCTGGCAAGAAGCACTTGCAAAGCCAATGCGAATCCAATGGATTTGACAGCATACGCGACGAGATTTGGCTCAAAACTGACGAAGATACATATAGTTTCAAGAAGGCCCATGCGATTTCTTACGCTGTTTTAGTCTATGTCCATGCCAATTTACTGCTTGAACAATCTTAAATCTGTGCTATTATAAGCAATCAAAGGAGCACGCACATGGCACGTACCAAATTGAAATTCCAAATCACTGGCGATATGTTTGGTAAATCAGTACAGCTCATAGATGGCGATGAGATCCATGTGGTTGGAACCGACCTGCAATATGATCCAATCGCCCAGCTGAATACCAAGCTGAAGAAAGGATATCTCTTCCGCAATCCCAAGGCCACACCTGAGCTGATTGCCACGATCTGGGCCACGCTGGAGAATCTCACCGGTGAAGTAAACGTGTGGACGGAAGTGGAGCGAGAAGAAGGTCGAGATCCTCAATATTTCAGCTTCGTTCGTATCGCAGATGCTGGCGATGCCACCATGTTTGCCTTTAGCCACAACGAGTTTGAGAAGTGGAGCGAGGACAAGGAAAAGGCCGACGCCAAGGCACGCAAGGCAGCCAACAAGCCTCTCAAAGTCCATGTCAATAAGGACGGTACCATCCGGGCTAGGGTAACGGTAGAAACGCTTGGTGATTAAGCGTGCTTGACCAGCTGTATGGTCCTGCGCTTCACGCGCTTGTTCATGAGATCCTTGAGGTTCACCACAGGACCTTGTAGGATCTCAGTTTCTTTCATGCTAAAGATCCTCAGATATCTCTTGAATATCATGAAGCGATCGCGCACGAACATGTTGATTGGAATCTGACGGTTGCTTTCCCACCACCAGGTGTCGCCGCAAGCTAGGAACTCCCTCTTCATCTCATCAGAGAACGTGTTATCCATCACGTAGATGTGCACGAAGGCTGCATCAGCATGCTGCACTATGCCAAGATATTCTCGATCTAAATGGCTTATAATGGTGAGGAATGGAAACTTTTCCTGTAGCACCTGCTTGGTATCTGACATATTGTTCCTGATTGCGTGTGGGGGTATTTATAAATACTCTAAGTGTTGATGGAACAAAATGTCAGGAACAGATGCCAACAGTCTTCCTATACAGCTTCAAGGAATACGTGCAACTCCTGCAGTTCGATGCAAACCCGGAACTGGTGAATTGGCCTATGACCATATATGATACCAAGCTATACAAGGGCGTTACCAACACCATAGATTTCGTGATCCGTAATAATGAGCGCAGGCCCATCAACTTGGTTGGATTGAACCTGCAAGCAACCATAATGAACGTGCTAACCGGCGACGTGGTATTGACCAAGAGGGTTGACATCACTGTGGCCATACAGGGCAAGGCGAGACTGATACTTGACCCTGGCGAGACAGAAGATCTTGATCCTGGTTATTACAACTACAGCATACAGAGCTTTGACGTAAACAACATAGGACAGCTGTTCTACACTGACGTTAATCAAAGCGGTGTTGGAACGTTTGAGCTGTTTGATGGCGTGCTAAGGACCTTCAGTCCTGCCACAGAGATATTTGCAGCGCAGTTCACTCAGACACCCATAGGCAACAACGATGACATCATGTTTGTCACTGGCAGCTATCCTGGCGATGCGCAGACACAGCGTGCCAACGGCATGCACACAGTAGCAGTGAATCAAAAGNGATTCCTCGGTAAGTTTTGGATACAGGCCAGCTTGAGCAACAATAACCCGCTGCCTAGTGAATGGTTCTTCGTGCCGTTGCAACCTGGTCCGGATCCCATGTACACCTTTGACTCTAGCAACAACCAAGGACCTGGTCCAACGCTGTTCAACTTCGTGCTCAACGCCTATTGGGTGAGGTTTGGTTACATACCAATATGGAGCGGATTGGTTGGCAGCAGCGGCGAATATTATCCAATCACGCTGAATGAAGTTGCACAGCTGGTTGTCAACGACGGTCAATTCATCTCTGTGCTATACAAGAACTGAGCGCGATGCTATAATCAAGCATGGCCTTGATTCATCAACTGATCGCCGAATACATCCCGCAGAAGCGTAGGAACAGTCCGCGCGGATGGTTGATGTTCAACGCGCCCTGCTGCACGCACAGAGGGCAGAGCCGCGACACGCGCATGCGCGGTAACATGCTGATACTGCCAGANGGNCACATTGCCTACAACTGCTACAACTGNGGTTTCAAGACTGTGTTTGACAACGTCAACATCAGCAGGAACTTCGAGAACCTCATGGACTGGTTGGGTGTGCCAACCGATGACATACGCAAGATCAAGCTGGAAGTGCTGCAGAACAAGCTGGCCGGAGTCACAGCACTGCCTAGCCATGATGATCTAGACTTCTTGCGAGATTTCAAGGAAGTGAGCTTGCCAGAAGGTGCACGCCCAATTGAAGCTATAATGGAAGATGACGAGATAGCTCCGCAATTTGTCAGCACCATGGAATACCTGTCAAGTCGCGGAGATGCTGTAGCTGACAGCTGGGACTATCATTGGAGTCCTAGCACCAAGTGGAACTTGGATCAACGCATCATCATACCATTCTATTATCGTGACAAGATAGTTGGTTGGACTGCTAGATATGCCGGCACTCCTCCCAAGGATGTTCCGCGATACTACAACAGCGATCTGCAGACTGGTTATCTGTTCAACTGCGATGCCATCACTAAAGGCAACCGTAAATACATCATACTGGTTGAAGGTCCGTTTGATGCCATCGCCATTGACGGTGTGGCAGCACTGGGCAGCAGATTGAGCAGGCAGCAGCTGAGTTGGCTCAACAGCACAGACAGGGAGATCATACTGCTGCCAGATAGGCAGAGGAACAACCAAGGGCTGATAGACATAGCATTGGAGCAGGGTTGGAGCGTGAGCTTTCCAGACTGGGAAGATGATGTGAAAGATGCCGCAGATGCCAGTTGTAGGTATGGAAAATTGTTTACCTTGCATACAATAATAAACAGCCGCACCAACAGCGCACTGCAGATTGGTACCAAGAGGAAGATGTTTAGATGAAGGTTGACAGAACATGGGGACACTACACGGTTCTGCACACTGACGGCTGCGAAGTCAAGCTCAAGGAACTGGTCGTTGAACCTGGTAAGCGTCTCAGCATGCAGAAGCACGCTCTGCGATCTGAGCTTTGGTTCGTAGCGCACGGTCAAGCTACTGTGTATAGCATCGATGACAGCAGCAGTACAGAACTGCTGGGTGTGTTTGGCAGGCATCAGCATCTGTGGATACATAGAGATTCTTGGCATCAGCTTTGTAACGACAGCGACCAAGAACTGCGCATGATAGAGATACAGTATGGATTGGACTGTGTGGAAGAAGACATTGTGAGGATGGACGTAAATGGCAGATAGATTTGGCAATGATGAAAAAGACACAGTCAAGGACTACAACGAGGACAAACAGAAGCTGCTGATCAGTGTGTTGCTGAGCAGCGAAGACATCTTCACGCGCTGCGTGAACATCATCAATCCCAAGTACTTTGTCAACAAGCTGCGGCCGGCTGTGCGCTACATGGTCAAGCATGCTGAAGAATATCGTGTGCTGCCCAAGATCGAACAGGTCAATGCTGAGACTGGTCTGGACTTTGCTCACATTGGTGACATCAGCCCAGGACATGAAGACGCATTCTTGGATGAGATCGAAGAGTTCTGTAAGAATCGCGCACTGGCAGATGCGGTGCTGGCCAGTGCTGATCTCATAGACAAAGGCAACTATGGCGAGGTAGAGAAGCTGGTCAGAGAAGCCATACTGGTCAGCCTGCAGAGCGATCTCGGTACCGATTATTTTGAAGATCCGCGTGCTAGGTTGCTGAAGATCAAGGACAAGAACGGGCAGTGTACCACTGGTTGGAAGAGCGTGGATGACAAGCTCTATGGTGGCATCAACAGAGGCGAGATAACCATCTGGTGTGCAGGTTCTGGCGTTGGCAAGAGTTTGTTCTTACAGAACATGAGTCTCAATATGGTCAAGCAAGGGCTTAACGTGGTTTACATCACGCTGGAACTCAGTGAAGAGTTAACCTCCATGCGCATGGATAGCATGCTCACTGAAGTTGGCAGCAAGGAGATCTTTCGCAACCTAGACACGGTTGAGCTCAAGGTCAAGGCAGCACAGCGCAAGAGCGGATTGCTGCATGTGCGACAGCTGCCACAGGGCAGCACTGTGAACGATATCAAAGCCTATCTCAAGAACTATGAGATCGAGACGCAGAAGCGCTGTGATGTGATAGTGGTGGATTATTTGGATCTGCTTTATCCCAACAACAAGAAGATCAATCCCAGCGACCTGTTCATCAAGGACAAGTTTGTTACAGAAGAGCTGCGCGGATTGGCAGTGGAACGCAACATGGTCTGTGTGACAGCCAGTCAGTTGAACAGAAGTGCCACGCAGGAGCAGGAACATGATCACAGCATGATCAGTGGTGGTATCTCCAAGATCCAGACAGCTGATAACGTGATATCCATCTTTGCCAGCGCAGCAATGAAAGAGCGCGGACAGTATCAGATACAGTTTCTAAAAACACGCAGTTCTAGCGGTGTTGGCAGCAAAGTCTATCTGGGCTTTGATCAGAACACGCTGAAGATTTTTGACTTGGATGAAGAACAGCAGAGCATGCTACAGGGCGGCGGAGCCGGTGCGGACGTGTTCAATGATCTGCGCAGGAAGAATCTCAATCCACCGCCTAAGGGCATGTCAGACACGCCAGCTGCAGCACGACCAGCAGTTGATATCAGCAAGAGTCTTGGACAGTTAAGTAGTTTGACCAGCTTGATCAGGCGTTAGGCAGAGGTTTCTTGTAGATCTGGCGCAGGCGATTGACTACCTTCTGCGCATTGCTGGTATCCGTGCTCATCAGCTTGGTAAATGCAGCAGCCAACTCTTTCAGTTGATCTGGATCAGTTGGCTCTGTGCCGCTGCGCAGTTGATTGAAAGCAGTCTTGAACAGCTGAGCATTCTGCAGTCCTAGATCATCTGCCAGCGAACCGAGACTAAACTTCTCGCTAGATGTATCTCTGGGCTCGGTCATGACCTTTTCAATATCTGCATCATCTTGAGGTTGATCTTCTGTCCCTGCTTCGGGGGCAGCTGCTTCTGGTGCAGCTGGTTCCTCTGCTGGCGCTTCTGGATCTGCAGGAGCTGCCGCATCGTCATTACCTAGTATGCCACCTTCTGCCTCAGCAAGGCGGCGCATCAATTCGCGCATAGCATCTGATTGCAGTGTGATGTTCATGGTAGGCTCCGGATGTTTTATAAAAGGTATTTATCGGGTAGCATGCTCTAACTAAATAATGAACCTAGCATGAGGATCACCATGGCTGATAAAATGAACAGCTTCATTGACGAACTTGACAAGTTCGTCCCTGCCAAGAGCAAGCACACCGTGATAGAGAGCCGAGCAAGCCACGTGATTGCTAGTGCTATAAACCTTGTTCAGCTGATACGAGAAAATTACAGCGACGAAGATGCACAGGATCTAATTAAGCGCCTGCATCGCAGCATAATGAGCGAAGATCAGCGCAAGTTCCTGCGCAAGATCAAAGAGCTGAAGGTGAATCAACCATGAGGGCACAAGACTATTCCAAGGAAAACCTAGAAGAATTTTGGCAGCCGATACAGAAATGGTTGACTGGCCTAATGCCCACCAAAGATACTGAACTTGCTGGCGGCGCCAAGGAGATGCAGCGATATGTAAATGCGTTCATCTTAGAGATATCTAAGTTGGCTGGACGATATCAAGATGCTGAAGGTAAGGCTATCACCAAAGCCACGATGAATCAATTGCCCACCAAAGCCTTGTATCTCTACATGCGCAAGATGAAGCTGTCAGATGCTGAGATAAATCGCATACTGAAATCCATGAAAACCAAGCTAGGTACGGGTATCAAGCCAGTTGATATTTCAGCTGCTGATCTAGCCAATGATGATGCAACCATAAAGAGCGTTTGGGGTATCGAAGACGGCGCTGTCGCTGACATGCTAGTTGACAAGCTGATAGGCGTGGCAGCCGTGCGAAAGATGGAGATAGAAAAGCTGGGAGATAAGACCGATCAACCAGCACAACAGCCACAGCAACGTGCTGCTGCAGGACAAGCAGCACCGGGACAAACTGCAACCACAGCAGCTGCCGGTGGCACAGCAGGTCAACCCGCAGGAGCCGCTGCACCAGCTGCAACAGCTGCACCGCAAAATAACGCGCAGGTTTCATATAATCGCATAGCGTCAGCCCAACAGGCATTGAGACAATTATCAGGTGTAGCATGAAAGCTTTTGAATTCCGAGACGAACTTTTTGAATCCCTGGTATATGATACCGATGCACGGACCAAGCGGCAGCTCACGGAGATGCGCGACAGCTTTCTCAAGCCATATGGCGCATGGCTGACCCGGAAACTTGATGAGAGCAGGTTAGCAGAAGCAAAAGCTATTGATCCGGCCACCTACGAAAAGATAATGGCTGATTTTGGGGCGATGAAACCAAGTGGTTTACCAAAAGCCGTTAGCCTTGGGGATATCGTTCCAGAGAAGTTGCAACATCAATTCTATGATAAGATCCCGGATGCCAAGCAAAGCACGCCTGTCAAAGGGTTTGGCGCAAAGATAAAGACTGCGTTGTCGTCAATCAAGGATGCTGCTGCCAAGAAAGAACTGTTGAAACTCGCACAAACTGCAGTAAAGAATCCAGATCTACAATCGCTAGCATTGACCGCCATATCTGGTGCTGCTGGTGCAGCTGTGCTAATGACCACTGCTAGCCCACAAGCAGCAGGTGCAGTTGCAGGTGGCTTAGCCAGCATTGCTAGAGCTAAGATGTCAGGTCAAGATTGGAAGAGCGCTGCTAAAGCAGGTGCCAAGGGCGCTGCAATGGGCTTGGCTGCGGGTGCCATAGGCGGCCTAGCAGCTAGCGCAGTTGGACAGCTTGGTCACATGATGATGGCCAACACCAGCACCCATGCACCAATAGCTGATCCTCAGCATCACAAGACCATGGACGACATGGTACATGATCTCAAGCAGATGGCCAAAGACGGTAAGATAACTGATCACAACAGCTTCAATAAAGCTGTCGATTCTGTGATAAGAAATGCTGGCGAATCTGGTCTCAGAGCAGAAATTGACAGAAGTGAACTTAGCATGCTAGCCATGGGCGCTGCAGCTGAAGCACACGGAGGCAGCATCGGTGGTGGCAGTGCAAATATTGAAAAGGCATTCGTTGAGCTAGAGAATCCGGAGGCAGCTAAGGGATTTGACAAGGACATAGAAGCAGCTGCAAGGATGCGAAAAGCCATGGCAAGTCCATATGATGGCAAATCTGGGGGCGGGGAAGATGATGCATATCCAGGACAAACAAAGACATACAAGCCGGGAGTTAGATCAAGCAAATCCATCAACTCTGTAGATGATTTTGAAGAATCTGTTGCGGTAAATTATGGACTGCGACTGCTGATGGAAGCTGGTCCTGCTACAGACGAGGACCTATATCTGGCGCAAAAGAAAGCTGGGTTTAGTGATGAGCAGATCAAGTCGGTCTTTGACAAATATGGACTTGAGCTG